GTACTACCATCAGCAGAACCAACCATAGAGTCTTTATCAAAAGCAGAACCGTAAATAACAGTAGTTCCATTTATAGAGGCTGTCATAAACGTTGTTTTATTACTTGACACAATACCTTCAAAAGTAGAATTACCATTAGAAATAGCTTCTATGTATTGTTTACAGCTAATAGGAGTATCAGCTAAATCTGTATTAATTACAGAAGGATCATTACCTCCTTGATAAATAGTTCTCATTCCACAATCAGTCATTGCTTCAAAAGCACCTCCATTTTTAATAGCGCCTAATTGATTCCAATCTGCTTCTGATGGCCAAGCATCATCACCTCTTGCTTCAAGTACTCTATCATTGTATTCTTCACGATATAGAACATACTGATTAGCGTTCCCTTTTTTCATAAAGACTTGTTGAGAATATAATCTGTAAACAGCATAAGCTACAATCGCATTAAGTCTATTTCTTGTTGTAAAAGGATTACCATTCTCATCTAAAAGAAAACCGATATATCTTAAATCTATTTTATCAGAATTGGTATCATAAAGTTGCATTGTGTTACCTTGAACTTTACCCATTTGTAAACTTCCACCAGTCCATTCAGATACAAAATCATAAGGCATAACCAATCTGTTGCCATCATACATTCCATCGCCTTTGGTGTACTCTTTCTTTTTTAGAACAAGTACGCCTCCATATCCTATTTCATTTTCAACATTAAATATAAATCTTTTAATACGACTATAGTAAGGTCGTAAGTTCTGATATCCAGTAGCATCTTTGATGTTCTCTATAATCTCTTCAAAATATACGATTCCGCTTGTCATTATAAGTAAAGTTTATGGTTCAAATCTAATTCTTGTAAGATAGGTGTTGTAGCTTTTAAAAAGCTAACATCATTATTTAATCTGTATTCTGTTTCTAATGCATTTACTCTACCTGTACCTCCCTTTAATTTGATAAGACATAAGTTCGTATAGTAATTCAATCCTGGTCTTTCAAACCATATCCAATTAATCCCTTCAGTAACAGCAGATGATGATTTTTTTCTAAAAAGACTTCTACTTTTTGACTTCATTAATTTTCCAGATAAAGGAAAGTAACAAGGCTCTCTTGTTTCATAAAAATCTTTAAAGTAAAGGTCTAAATATGTGAGAATAATTTCAGTGTATAACACTCTGCTGACTTCAACTTTTTGTTTCCTTGTTTTTAAACCAAAGAAAAACCCTTTAGGAAAAGTAAGTTTGGCTTTTCTATAAAGGTGATAGAAATATTTCATTCCATAATTATTGTTGGACAGTACCTTGGTCATGATATCTTAATGTGTCGTTTTTAGCATTTGGAACTTGATCAGATTTTGTAGCTAAAATGATATTGAATTCTTTTTTAAGCACATTGTCTTTTATTGGTTGTATTAGTTCTGGTGGAACAGGATATGCATCTACTGTCCAATCATATTGAAAACCATCATCAGGGTTATCTAATACAGCCATCATTTTTACTTTATCCTTATTGCTTTCTAAACAATTTAAAATGACTTTGTTTCCTTGTCCACCATTCATAGCATAAGGTGAAGGAGTTGGAATACGTATTGTAAGCTCTCCATTAAAAACCATAGCTGAAGGGTTAAACTTATTAATAGGACTCTTTTTTCCTAAATGGTAACGCTCTTCTGATTCTACAGGAATATTTTCAAAGCCTGGGGTTAAAAGTTTGATACCAAAATTGTCTGTTAAAGCAATTAGACTTGGTAACGGTGAAACATATTCGATTGCATTGATCTTCTTTAATTGAAGCTCTACAGTCTGAAAAAAATCATCATCAACTAATCTTCCTTCTAATGTGGCTTGATTCATTAACGAAGCTCTATGTGTACGTAGGAAAGAACGAACACGCCTTTCCGTTACAACTTCATCATTGTTTAATTCAGAAGCTCTTATAGAACTTAGTAATTGATATACGATACTCTCTTCAGTTGTTCCCATTATCTTTTAGTGTTACGTCTATTTCTATAAGCCTCTTCATTTCTATATCCTAATTGTGCTCTTGGGTCATTGGTAGAAACAAATATATCTTTAATGATTTTTGATATAATCTGTTCCGTAGAATTGTCTGGTAAGTTTACAGCTATTTCTGTTTCAACATCATCATCTTGACTAAACTTTCCGAAAATAGGATGCTTTAAATAAGCACCTTCAAGGAATGTTGGATTGCCCGGAGATAGTATTTTAAAGTAATCAGCATAAATCAATAACAAAGGATATTCAGCTGTAGGTTTTGTGTCAGGATCTATTGTGTAAATTTCATCTTGTCCATTACGTATCAAGCTTGTTTCTCTTACAGGAACATCTGCATCTACTACTTTACCAGTAAGCAAATGTAAATAGTCGCCAGGTAATGCAACAACTTTAAATGTTGGGTTTGATGGATCTGTTACAACAGGTAATCTAAATGGCTTATACAATGGACTTAAATCGTCTCTAATTTCTTGGGTATTTTCTACATACTTAATCGTTTCACCAATAAAGCTGTATGTAGCACTTTCAAGTCTACTCATAATAAAAGGAATAGTGAAAAAATCAGAACCAATCTTGTCGGTTCCATCCAATACTTTCTTATAAAGATAGTCTACTGTGTAAGCCATAATAAATTATAATTGTTTATACAATAATGTTAACGCTTCCGTTTTTACTTCTGGATGTGAATCAAAGAATGTAAAGACAGAGGCCATATCCCCACCAATAGGTGTATTGTTAAATCTATAAATTCCAACAGTGAATACAAGTACTCTTAATCGTACCAATTCTTTGAATTCATAAGTGTCTTGTGCCAATCCTAAATCTCCGATTGCTTTGTTTACTAATTTTGCAGATGAGATACCTGACCTTGCGAAAGTTTTTAACTTAGAACGTAAAGATTTCTTTTCAGTAATAGCATCATAACGTCCATCTCTATAAGGCATATTTAAGTAAGCCATTACATAACGAATCTTTGATAACGAAAGTGCATTGGTACCTTTATCTAAACTCAATAAACCAATTAACTTGTCGATGTAATCATCTTCATCTAATTTACCTAATTCTTCAAAGTCAACATAAGTCAGCGTTAGCTTTCCTTTTGTTTTTTTATTTAATATTTTTTGGTCCAAATTTGGAACTCCAACAACTGTTACTTCAGGATGACAAATCAACCAACTGATTAATAACTTTTCGTTTTCATTCTTATCTGGATGTAATGTTCTAACTAATTTATCAACCATTAAACCTTGTAGTGATTGATTGTCTACATTACGTAGAAAGGTTTTTTGACCATTATAAGGATTCGCGAAAATCCCTAAATGATAGCCACCAAAAGCAGATGCTCCTTGACTATTTCCAACTCTGTAAGTCAGCTTCCAATTACCTTTAATCTCAACAGTGTGCCATTGTTTAGGCGCTCTAATTGCTTGTTCAATTTCTTCGTTTTCCATTTGTTTTCTGATTTTTAATGTTTAATTATCCTACCCAATTTTTGTTTCCAATATTTCTACCAGAATCTTTTTTTGGTTTAGATTTTTTTAGACTTTCTTGAGTGTCTAAACTACCACTTGCTTTTTTAGCGTTTCTTGCATTGTGAACATCATGACTACCACTACTCTTCATAGCGTTTCTTGACTCTCTTGATCTTGTTGGTTTCTTGCCTCTTTGTAACATAGTTTAATATTTAATTTAAAATAGGGGAGGCCGAAACCTCCCTTATAATAATAATTAGATTTATTCTAATAATGCCAAGTAGTAGCTTTTTCACTTGCTACAGGTTCAGCAGATAAAGCACCACCAGCAAACTTCGCAGTCGCTCTAATTATTCCACAAGATTCCGTAGAATAAATGATAGGTAATACTTCACTTAATAAGTCAAATCGACCACCATCAAATCCACTAAAAGCAACTGGAGAGTTGTTTCTTGATGCATCTAATGAGTGCATACCATCAATATATTTAGCTCTCAATTCTCTATCGTTACGGGCTAATAAATCAATATTAGAAACACCATTCACTAAAGAAGCGTTAAGCACATACATTGTTCCTGTTCCAATGATACCACCATTTTGAGGTGCAAAGGCAGGATGGTTAGATAATTCATCTTCAATAAAAATGATGTCATTTTCTAAGTACGTGTACTTATCAATAGTGAAACCAACTTTATTTGAAGCACCTGTTCTTTCATTAAATACCATTCTGGTATTGTTCGTAGAAGTAACACCTGGAGAAGAAAAACCAATTAACAATTTCAAAGCTTTATCAACTTTGATGTGTGCTAATTTGTCTCCTAAAATTACAAATGTATTTCCAGTAGAACCATTCGGAGCTCTTTGAGCTAAGATAGTAATGAACAATTCAATTTTGGCAATGTCCAAATCTGCATTTGGATCATATCCGATAGTGAAACTATCCTCTAATTGAGGTAACCAACCATCACCAATTACAGGAGCAACAATACCCATATTAGATGTAAAGCCATCTAATGTAAGCAATGCAGAACCATAATTTTCATACCAAGCATGAGTTGAAGGATCCATTGACATTCTTGAATGACGAGCACCCATTTCCATATCAATAGCGTGTTTCTCACGTAAGTCCATAACAGCTTCCAATTCCCACATAGTAGCTTTGGTTTCGTCATTATAGATTACGGCAACTTTTTGATTCAATGCAGAACCAGTGATAGTCAAGGTAGCACGAGATACAAATGAATAGTTGATTCTCCATTTAGTTCTACGTTCTCTTTGATTACCTTTTTCAGAACCCTCCCCAAATCTGTTACCAGCTTCAGAAAGTAATTCGCTTGCAGCTACATGAGCTTCAAGGAATAATCCCGCTTTTGCATTTACTTTAAGTTTTACAATGAAGTACGTTCCACCAGCTTCTTTTACTGGAGTACCGATAACAATTAAATTTGCTCCTTCATAATTTCCTAAAGCAATAACATCACTTTCATTATACTTGTCTCCAAATATATTGTTAGCTGGGTCATGCATTACAGCCATTACTACATAATGGTTATGAGCAACTGTACCTTCAAGTAAACCTCCACCATAAGCAACATCACCAACGATTGCATCTAATCCTGCTTTACCATAAGTATCAGCATCGCCAAGCCATGTATCAGTAATGTAAGTTTTTCCAAACGCATAAGCTGGAATAAATAACGAACCTTTGTAAGCAATACGGAAAGCATTATCATGAATGCTGTTCGTAGCTTTCATAACTTTCCCTGCTTGTGCTCCCATATTCACACGCCCTGTAGCATATAGCCACGAAATGAACTTGTTTTTGGTAGCGAATAAATCAAATGACTTATTCTTTATGGCCATATCTTTAGCCATATTTACAGTAAGTGAATTCACCTCTGTATGGATTTGCGGATTAAATCTTTCCGTAATCCCTCTTAATAATGTTCCCATTTTTTAATTTTTAAGGATTAATAATTGTAATTAAAAAAATGGTTTGAACCCTAATAGCTTTGCCTTTGGGGTTGGCACCTCATATCTCTCATTCTTTGAATTCTCAAAGATTTGCTACGGTTAGCATTGCCTACCGTTTATTTTGCAAATCTCTGTAAAAAACTAAGTTCATCCGAATCACTGTTATTGGAGGTGTCGCCCCCTGATTTACCTGATTCAGAACTTGACATTCCTAACTCGTTTAGAGTGTTCTGAACTCCAGCATTAAAGTTTGGTTTACTTAAATTTTTCATGATGACATCACGATATTTTTTAAATAGGGCAAACTCGACAGCATCTTTTGGATTCGCTTTCAAATGTTCAATATGTTTATTTTTGCTGATATCTTTATAGATACCAATCATATCATCTTTTGTAGGTTTAACACCTAAAAATTTTCCTTGTTTGAATATATCATTCAAGCCTTCTTGTAAGTCTTGCTTGAAAGCATCAGCCTTTTCTTTAGCTGTTAACTGCTGACCGCTTTCAAAAGAATTGACAACCTCTTCCTTTTCTTTTAATGAAATACGTAGCTCTGTTCTAATAGCTTGTGCGGCATATTCTAATGTACCATTATCTCTCAAAACTGCAATCTCTTCGTCAATCCTGTCCTCTACTTCTTGACTGTTTGGGTCTTGGTCATTGTTGATAGCAGATACACGTTTGTTCTCACGAATCAACTGTTCCTGGCTATACTTATTTTCATCCAATAAATCTTTGAAGTAACCAATGTATCTTTTCTCTTTTCCTATGGTTGCTTCTTGGCCTTTATCATCTGTAGATTTATAGGTCGCTTTAAGTTCATTAAGTGTTTTAAAATCACTTCCTAACTTTGCATTTAACTCATCTAATTCTTGCTGATCTTCTTGAGCTAAAGCATCATCATACTTAAAATCTTCAACATTTCCATCGTCACTATCTGGAGTTGGTTCTCCATCAGTAGAAGTTGCAGGTGCTACACCTTCAGTGAAAGGAGCATCTGTAGATTTGAACGTGTCTAAAAATTCTTTGTTTGCAGCATCTTCTTCTGTTTGAAAATGCCCTTCATCTAATTGCATGTTGTTTGGATCCATAAATTTTGTTTTTCTGATTTTTAATTATAACAAATGTAATAAATATTTACCTATTCATTTTTCTCATCCTTTTCCATATCCTCTTTTTCATTCTTTAATTGGTCAACACTTAATTTAGCAAGAGTCTGAACTTCTTGTGAATTGACTTTTTGAGTTTCATTATAGGTTTTGTTGTCAGCATAGATTTGTGCCACTTCAATGTTGTTGATATTTTTCTCTCTACCTCTTTCATCAATCTTCTCTTCGATAGACATATCGTGAGCATTTTGAGCTTCTTGTGCTGCTTGTGCCGCTTTCGCATTTTCTTCTTGTAGTTTCTGGAAAGTGTTTAAGCCTTTCTCCAAAATAGCTTTACTCTCTGAAGCACTATCTCCTTGAAGTACATTAATCAAATCTAATATCAGTTCTTTGTCAGATGCATTGGATAAAGCTTGTTGAGCCGCACCATCAATAATCTCTTTGTCTTTTTGGTCCTTAAATCTGTTACCAAAATAAATGCCTAAATCTACATTAAAGTACTCTTGGAATATGGTAAGGAATTTGGTTTTTAAATCTCCAAATACATATTGGAAAACTTGCCCGGCTTTATAAATCGTTTTAGATTTTACAAGCATTGTATTCAATAAGGTTTGGAAAAACTCATCAAAAGGATTGAAGTAAACTTCTGTACGTGCATTAGAAGCCATTACAGCTCTATCAGTTCCACCTTTGGTTTGGTACTGTCCAACTTCACCTGTTCTTTCTTTAGAGAGTCCTACGAATTTTCTTCCCAAATCTTCCATCAACATCAAAGCATCAATGATATCTTTTACTTGTCCTCTATTACTTAGGTCTAATGCAGTAAACTGATTAAAGGTAGCTCTTGATTTATGGTCTTTAGAATTGAATAATAACATCTTATCTTTTTTGATATGATGCAGTACTCTGTTCAATGCCTTTCCTGGTCCTTGATCTAAAAATTGCTTTGGCGTTTGAGCAGTATCATAAACAAGTATTCTACCATCATTCGCTTTCATAGCCAATCGCAATTCAAATAGTAAATCAGAAGCCATTTTCTGAAGAGGTTCTATCTTGGCAACTACAGAACGTATCTCTCCAGTGTACATTGTATTTCTTCCTATCAATGCAACTACAGGCAAGACTACTTTTTTCTTGTTGTCAATAAAAGTCAATCGCTCTTTACATTCTCCGAATTTTAAAACAAGCTCTGGGCCTATCATTTCTACTTCTCGGATAACTTCAATCGTAGTCGTTTTAATCTTGTCTCTCTTTCTTGGCTTTTCATCTTTCTTCAGAAGTTTTAATTCTTCTTCTCCCGTATGTGGATTAACAAAGACTTTGGCTCTAATCTGTTTACGTGATTTCCATTGCATTTTCATTACACGTATTCTATTACGCGAATTGGTATCAAACCAATCTCTATAAGAAACACCAGACTTAGAGTTGTTAAAGCCAGCACTATCTACTCCGTTATTTCTTCCAAAATCAAATGGCTCATTGGTTAGCTTACCACTTTCCATTTTAGCGAAAACTTCATCAAGCGTTGTTAGTTGTTCTTTATTTAGATTGTAGTTATTTAAAATCTCATTCTTAGTGTAGTAAGGAAAATAAGCAAAGATATTAATGTCTGTTTGGATTTCTTCATCTGGATTTACATCTACATAGCTTTCGTCATATCTCGCTCTACGTATTGTTGGGTGTCCATCTTTGGCTTCAATAGTTGCTATTACTTGTTCAGAAATTAAGTAGTCTTGTAATAGGGTTTTTACTTTTCTTTTCTCTTTTAGAACTTCTAAAAATTGCTCTATAATATCATCGCCTATTTCTTCCGCATTGGTCTTGTAATCTTTTGAGAAAAACTGTTCAATATCATCGGGTAATTCTATTTCAGGGTTTTCAGTTTCAGGAGTAAAACCCAATTCATTCTGAAGTTTCTCATTCTCTACTCTGAAAATTTCTTCATTGATGTATTTTACTTTTTCTTCAAGCTTGGAGTTGATAGCTTCCTTATTTATTGAGAACAGTTTCTTTCTCATAGGAACAGAAATGTATTCGCTTACCAACTGATCTACTACCATTTCACATAATGGATAAACCATATACTCAACACCCATATCGAAACCGTATTGTGAGGTTAACGATTCATTTAGCTTTTGCTCTTTAGCACTTAACTCACACGAATAACGTCTGTAGTATTTAGCTATGTTATCATTACGATTTGTAAATACATCGTTGCCAATATATTCAATCATTTTGTTAGCATGATCTAAATACAACTTACGGTTCCATTTAGATTCTGGCATCCTTTGATTAGGTAATTCAAATTGTTCGTAGGTCATCTTTCTCTCGTTTTAGGATTTCTTGTTGTATTTGTTTTTGAAAAGGATCTCCAGAACTACTTAGTTTTTCTCGTTGGAGTTCTTTCTGTTCTCGTATTTTTTCTTTCTTCACTGCTATAAAGTTAAGATATTTTTCTCGCTCGTCTCCCGTAAGGTGTTTTCTCGGATCAAACGTGTCAAGGTCGCTTGCGATACCTCCATCAATACCATATGTTTCTGCCACCAACTGTCCATTATGTCCAACTGTATAATACTCCATATCTCGTAGAATATCACCTTCATCATATTCTCCTTCTAAGTCATCTGTAATCTCTTCAAACATATCCAACTTAGAAATAAGACACATTCCAAAAGCCATAGCAATATCTGTATTGCCATCGCCATATTCAATTAAGTCTAATAAGATTAAGTCTAACCAAATATTCGCTGTATTGTGATTTACTTCGTGCTTTAATAACCTGGTAATAATTCCTTTCATTTCTCCTTTTACGTGAACACCATAAGTCTGTCTACCTTTATTGGCTATTGATTCATTTCGTAAAATAGGTTTCTCTTTTAAATAACGTTGAGCACCACAATCCTCAAAGTAATTGATGATTAGAATTTTTGAGTATTCAACCAAAGTTGTCATCTTGTAACGTACACAGAACTTTAAAGAATTAGAATAAAACGTATCATCACTACTGGCATCACCACGCTCATAAACTACGCCTACAGGCATATTGTAATCTTTTGTCATCCCATTGAAAACTCGGTACCCCATAGTAGCACCCATAGAACCCGTATCTTCAGGTACAACTTCATCATAACTATCTGTTCCTCCAATATCAGCCGGGTAAGGCATATCATCAGAATTAACAGGTTTGGCTATCTCCCAAAAAGTTCCATCTATATCTTCAATGAATTCTACTTTACTGTTGTTGGCAATATGAATCTTGTCTTTCTCTTTTTGAGTTTGACACCTCGATAATTGAGTGTTTAATGACTTGTCAAAAACCCATTCCAATCTTCCTTTTTTTGGTGTATAAGCTTTTACTCCATCATAAATACCCTGCAACTGACCATTGAGAATAATACGATTTAACTGACCACCAGAAGTCTTTAAGAATAAATGAGCCTCTTCTGTAGGCCTACTCTGAACCTCTTTGATATATCCATCCCTTGAAGTACTCGCTCTTTTTCTTCTTTCTAAAATATGCTTTAAAGCGGCAATCTCATTTGTTCTTCCTGTTTTTGGGTCAAAGAAATTAACACCAAGTTCCATATCATCTTCTGCTTCTTCATCAGTAGAACCAGGATAATACATATAAGCTGGAATGAATAGCTTTTTCATATTATACGCTTCAGGATTCTCATAGATAATTTTCATATCTCTTGAACCTTTGTCTACCTCACCACCAGTTCCATAAAGCATTGGTACACCAAATTGTGTTCCTCCTTCCATAAAACAAGGCTCACTTGCCTTATATGATTTAATCAAATTGTCTTGTAGTCCAATCTCTTCAAAAATAAAGAACTTGTAACTACCACCTTCAAATGCTGAAGGATCCGAAAAAAATGTTTTTACTGTAAGTTGAGAACCAATACCAGAGTCTTGTTGTACTTTGTTCTCATTGATTTTATAGGAAAGCTTTAATTCTGTTTTGTTTTTTCGATAACTAACGCGATACTCTTCACGTAAATTCTCTAATGATTTAATAACCTTTTTAAATAAATCAGTAGCCTTATCTTCCTTACCAGCACCAATAGCTGTTTCTGCATCTAAGAAAAATAACAAGTTGTATAAAGTCATACAATCTCCAATATAGGATAATCCCATACGCCTTGCTTTACCTATAACCAATCCATAACCAAGTAATCCAGCTTTCTCTATTTCTAAAAATATCAAGTGATCTAATACTCGGTAAAAAGGATAGTCTAATTTCTTTTGTGTAGCACCCTGCTTCAACATCATTATCTGAAGCATATTCAAATAAAAGTAATGTGGACCAGATATACGCGGATATTGAATACCATCAATAATTGGTTCATATCCCTCAAGACATCTTCTGTCTTGCTCATCCCAAAAATCATCAAACGCTAAAGTGCCTCGCTCTAAGTGTGGTATCTCATCATAAACTAATGAAGAGTAATGCCTTGCATCAAAACCATCAATCAAAGGAATATCAAATTCAAAGTAATTACTCTTCCCTTTTGGATTGTAAGTTTTAGCCCGAACATTATGGTTCTTTTTTAAAACACTCTTAGGGTCAAAACGCTGGGTTGCAATATTCATTGTTGAGGTTAATTATTTATCAAAGATATAAAATAAAAAAAAGGGAGCTACATGACATAACTCCCTTTTGATTGGATAAAGTAAAAGTCAGAAAAAACATTATCCAATTATCTTCCTTTATGGTAAAATGAATTCTTATCAATCGCCTTCTCTTCAAGCCTGGTTAACTTATAACCATTCTTAATTGGACCATCAGCAAAAATATCAGTTCCTTCATTTGACTTATTAAAGTTATCTATTAATGACTTTATTGTATTCAACTGCTTAAAGAGAACCATCATACGTTCTTCATCACGCGTTCTATGAGCCTCTTCACGAGTTCTATTGTCCGGGCCAATCACATAAATATTGGCTTTTCGAATAATAGATGCTTGCTCTTTTGAAGTAAACGTGTTCCACTCACACTCTTTAAACAACTTCTTTATATCCCTATACTCACCAGCCAAATCTTCAATGTTGAATTCATCAGCTTCCTCTACAGCTATAAAAGTATCAGTCTCTTTCTGAAGCTTTATCTCCTTTAACTTCTCCAATAACATAAAATCTAACGCTCTCTTTTCCTCTACAGTAGCATTGTACTGAAGCTCGTCATACTTAATTAAACATTGTTGAATCAATTCCTGGTTCCATTCAAAAGCCCTCCGATCTCCTGCAGTAGAAATCTCCATAGCCTTATAAGGCCTGTCATTCTCGCGATAATACTTTATAGGCGTTAAGTAATCTACCGTTAAAGCAATAGCAGTAAAACACCTTATCCCCAAATTCTCATCATTAATGATAGCTCTGAATTCAGGTATAGCGCGTACACCATCAAACTCTCCATCGATTCTAACAAGTCCTGTAAAAGGGTCCAGCTCTACTAAATACATATTACTTTGAGATTTTTAACTTCTTCGGATTTTTTTCAGCTACAATATCCTTAGCCGCAGTTAACTTCTTATTCTTAGCCTCTTCAGAAACCTTGAACTTAAACTCACTCTCCGTTAAATAAATGTTCGGATGTGAAGTCTTGTACTTCTCCAAAAATTTATTGATGTCCTTGAAACCATAAGGCAAACCCAAATCAAGCTTTAACCTACGATTCATCTCATCTAAACACTCCAACAACTTCTTGTCTATAAGTGTTACCTTTTCATATAACTCCTTGTGAAGCTTGTCCTTTTCAACCGTAGTAATCGCATTATGACCTTCAGCAAGTGAAGCCTTTACCCCTACATCTTGAATGTCATATGCCATATTCTGTAACAACTCCGTATAACTCTGGAGCTTTTCCGTACTTAAAAATTTTACACCTTTACTCATACCAAAATCCACTTTTTATCCTCCTTAATTAATGAAACATCAGGCACAAAACAAACCGTAGTATTGTTCTTTTGACCAATAGCCTCCTTTACACAAACCAAAACACCATCACCAACAGCCATAGCAGTAGTCGTATGTTCCCACATCAACATATCATTATACGTCTTAGCTATCAACTGCCACTCATTCGTGCCATTTAGAAAATGCTTAGTAGCAGATTTAACCTCCTCTTGTACTTCCTCTCCCTTTCCTTCCTTCTCCATAATAGTAGCTAAATCATCCTCTCCCATTTCCAAAGGCGGAGCATTAGTCTGTTCATCATTAAATACAATGTCAGGCGTAGTAACCTGTTGCTTGGGGTCAAAGTAACCCGCTTGTTCTTCAATCTCTTTTTTCATTTTTCTGACTTTAAATTAATAGAACAAATATATGTAAAAAAAAAGACTCCCCTAATTCACAACAATCAAGAGAGTCTACCATAAACGAATAAATATGCCTTTGTTTCTATATTCAAGAAATCCCTGCATCTAACAGCAAGGATTTCAAGTCGTGCCCCATAAGGAGCTAATATAAATCGGGTCTTTCATATCAACAAAGATAGAAAAATAATGCCATAAAAAAAACCTACCGGAAAATTGCTGTAAACCAGTAGGTTAAAATTGCTATGAATATAAACTATTTAGTTAGTCTATTTCGCTCTCTTGTCGGAACCCCTCCCGACTTGAAGAACAACAAATATATAAACTTAAAACAATAAACAACCTAACTTATATCATAAAAAAAAATATAAATTTTNTCTATAACACAAAGCAACCAAACATATAAAAAATACAGGGGGGCTTAACAGTTAGTAATTTGATCCCCACCTTGAATTGATTTTGGGGTAGGGGGGTCTTCGAACTGGTTCTCAAAAAGAGAGTCTTTTATAAACATTTAATTAATAAAAGGTGTTAAGAGCATCACACATTATGAATACGATCACAACCTTATTACAATTATGGAACCTATTAGTACTAAAGAACGACATCATTAAGGTCGAAGCATCATCTGTTGGTACAGCTATCAAACCTATTAACAATGCAATGGTACACGTATGTATTCCTCACATTTGGATTCAATGTAAGAAACAAGACAGAGTAATATCAATCATCTATGACAATATAGGTGGACAATTACACTCAGGAACCTGGCAATGTATTGAACTGCATTATGAAGGATGTTATGATGTACTTGTTATCACAGAGGATATGCTAACGGATTCAGACTGTAATGTCAAAGATATGATTAACGATTGGAAGAATTTCACAGAATAGTAATTAACAAAGTCCTACAAAAATAGGCAACGAATAAATTATGAACAAAACTAAATACGTGGTAATCCACACAGAAACAATGAGCAACGATGGAGGAACATTAGTAAACACAAAACTATGGCCCTTGTACTATTCATTTAAAGCAGTATTAACTGACGATGATGGAGTAGAAACACACGTTCCGTTATACAGTGATAACATGAAGTATTTCAATTACAGTAAAATGTATGATGATACTATTGAAAGATTGATAACACTGGCAATGGAAGAATCAGTAGACAAATTCAAAGCTGATTACAAATACGTACTATAACAGTACACCCTATGAAGCTCTAACGAGTCACATACATTTCGGTTGTATCATAGGGGCTAATTTAATAAAGTCCTAACGAGTAGGCAAAAAGAATGGCGAAAGCTAAAACAACAGTACGAAGAAAGTCTCCTACGACAAAAGTAGTTGAGCACAATGCCACAGTGAACACAGTAGCTACAGGCTTTGTAATGATGGTTGACACATTTGGTTGGTTTAAACAACGAACATTAGATGTCGGCAAAGGATTAGCGGTTGGAGTACAAACTATTAAAGACCGTAAGTAATGAGAAAGTTTAATGTAAAGTGGTTTGTGATAACGTTTATCATAGCCTTAGCAATTGAAGGGTTTGTATTCAGTAATGAGTATGATGTAGTATCACAACAAGGTACAGAACTAATAGTTAATCGTAAAGGTAAACTACTCAAGTTTCACAACTTCACACCAAGCTACAAGATGGACTCTATCACCTTGTACTTTGACTTTGATATGAACTATGAATCATTAGAACAGTAATGGGATATACAGTCATATTATCGGAATGGGAAAACATAGTCCAAATGGATTGTGGTATGGATATGCAGCTTGAAGAACTATCTCTATTCACTGGTTTATCAGAGGATGAGATAATTGACAAAGCAATGAAAGTAATTGATGTAATGCCTAACAATTAAAAGAATAACTAAATAGCTGTGGTCAGCAGTGGATCAATCGACAATATTATTATGAAAGTTTATCATCATTTAAGTAATGTGAACTACGCGCTAAGATCAGCTACGTTCAAGTTCGCAACAGCAGATCAAACTAATTGGACAGTGGTTGATGTATCACTATCCAGAATACTCGTGTACCGTATGCTACATATGAGAGGCGAGAAGAAACTAATGATAGGCAAGTCTTATGACAATATGCTCTATCAAACAGATGAAGTGGTAGATCAAACTAAACGACCTATCACACTGTATAACGAGTCACCATTCAATCTTGTTCACTTTGTTCCATTACCTAATGTAAGGGCAAAGGAGAACTATCTATTGGAGTGTGTTGATGAAGTATTCAATGCAGTCAAGGACAGTCAAGGCAATGTGTTACGTGATGCTATTACCAATAAGATATTAGCATATGACAAAACCATTAAGTACAAACCTAAGATTGACTGGGTACGTGAAAATATACGATGGATTAAGAAATCATTTGAGAGTGACACCATTGTAGAACCTAATGAACATATGCAACCAATCAGGTTTAACTTTTGATGTATAATTAAATAGCCAGCGGTTACGCTGGCTATTAGTTGTAGAAGTTCGCAAAAACATTGACAACAGTATTATGTACTGCAAATATAGATATATTATTTATATATCCAACTTTGGCTTGTAAAGCTTGTTAGCACAATGTATGTTCACTACATATGTACCTCTTACATCAGTAGCGAGCAGCAGCGAGCGCTCTACCAACTCTTTCACAGCCAAGTAGTAATACTTTCTGGAAAGCACATCATCAAACAGCTTGTGATTCAGCACTAAAGAGCACGCTTTAGTAGCATCACCAGACCGTTTCAACAAGGATAGGCATCTATGCCAACACTTCATACCACTAAACGACAGCTTCAGCACTATCTCATCGAGATCATTGCTAACAGCATACATCGTATTAGGAGCAGTATAGGAGTTAAATATGAATTCTTCAGTTGTAAATTGTCTTGTATGGCTATCTAAGTAGGCTTCAATGTCTGTTATCATATGAGGTTGTATTTGCGAGCACCAAATGTACACAAAAGAGTAGTCATCATGACTACTAATGTGGCATTATTTAGCACTTATTTGTAAAAGAGTAGTCATCATGACTACACATTTTTAACAAATAAACAGCTATAGACACCACTACCACTGATAAAACAAGCAAAACAAGCTTTTAGAGGTAGTATATATATATACCTCTATTATAGATAGGGCCGCTCACGCGCATCTGTTTTAGGGAGGCATAACATAGAAAAGATGGATAGATACATAAGATAAAAGGCATACTTCAGAAGTAAAGCTTTATGGTCTACATAGTCTTATCTATAATATGACTGATATATATATTAGGGAAGCTCAAGAGGAGCTTAAAAAAAAAGAGACTGTTTGGTTACGGTTATATTAAGATAGTATCAATAAAGACCTTTAATAGGGCATATATTAGAATGTTAGAAGACAATAGAGAAGTATTATTACAGAGTGAAGGGTTTGTTGCATTTATAAGACCTGTAAGTCCAGATCTTAATTCATCAACGAGTCAAGGTTGGGGTCAGGGATATTTAATTATACCTGTAGACAGTATAGCTTATAAGTATGCTATGTTGACTATAGAGATGAATGAGCCTTATGGTGATTATCAACCTGAAGGGTTTAGTCAGCAGATAACTTGGTGTAGAACCAATAAAGACTATTTAATGATAGGCTTTGACACGGGTCATATATTCAACAGTACTAAAGACAATAAGGAGTATGTTATTATGGCTACTAAGGAGATGTTTAACATTGTCACCTCTATTGATATGGATAAACTTCAAAAGCTTAAGCAAGAGTTTATTCAGCAACTTCAATTACAGATAACAGTTATTAAAGCATTATAAGATGGAGGTTAGCCATATAGTTACTGTTAATGACAGTTATAAGCAAGAGGTAAGGCATTTAGTCTTACTTGACCAGGAGTTAGTAGTATTTAGGTTCAACTATGAACATAGATGCATTATGATTCATAAGGCAGATGAGTATTTCTTTGTAGGATGCAAGACAGCCTTAGATATCTTTCCAAGATTACAGATGAGAGATAATAAAGCATTGGATACTTACGAAGTTTATACCTCGTTTTATTTTGAGTCTTATATGTACAGTAATCTATATCGCTTTCATTTACGTCACACTAAATTAGAGAGACAGTATGATGCTATAAAAACAGGAATGCAATTATTAATAAACAATAAAGACCTATAATTAGGCAATTAAGAAGATGAGTCAAAAAATGAATCGTTTATCGAGACACGGAATGAGATTAAAGGAACAAGCTGATACTTATCAGCTATTATTAGATGAAGCTACACAAGGTAAGCTACGAAGTATAGATAGAGCCATAGATGCCATAGCTATACCAATAGAAACCAAAATAGCGGAACTAAGAGAGAAGTCTGAAGCATATAAAGCTAAAGGCCGTTCATATCTAACACTTAATAATTAACAGATGAAAAACAAGAAAAAAGTAGTGGTGTGTTCAACACCAACAGGATTCTTTCTAACATTAGAAGGAGANGAGCATCAACCGTATTATCCAATGGATATTACTGATTTCAAATCAGCTAAATATGCATTACGTGATTACTATTCTATGATGAGAAAAATGTTCGGTAGAAAATGGGATTTTCAAGAACAAGCAATAGAGGTTACAGCACCATTCGTAGAAGGTGATGACCTATCTATGATAGAGGAGTATTTTAATCCAGCTAAGTACGTTCAGGAAACTGGCGAAGTATTAGAACAAGCAGAACAAGTAACAGTTAAACAAGAAAATAATACCATTATGAACAAAAAAGCAGAAACATCAGTAGCATCCAATGATGCAAAAACAGTAGTATCAACAGTTAAAACGGAAACAGTGAAAACAGAAACGAAAGCGAAAGCACCGAAACCAACAGTGAAACAAAAAGCTAAAACAACAAC